TGCTTTTCCAGCGCCTTGATCCACTCGGAAGCAGGCATGAAGTTGCTCCCTCGTGCATACCAAATAGTCGGCACTGGCTCTTCCACTTCATCACTGGTAACAGTCCCGTAGATAACTTGTGAACACTTGATACCAGCCTGTAGTGTGCGCTCTGGGTCTTCTGGAGACAGCATTTCCAGTTCCTTCTTGCCCAGCTTTCCACAGCGAAGCCCACCAGTAGTGTCAAAGAAGTCATCACCAAAAGATGCCGCCTGCACAGACATACTGGAATAAGTGCGTTCAGCATTATCCCAAATACTGTACATGTACCTACGAATGTATGGCCTAAAAGTGACCTCCTTAGCGTAGCAGACATTTCCCGCACTATCTTTGAATTTCCACTGGCCTCTCGGTAGGCTGTTGCCTTCTTCGTCCTCAGTGTTGTGTTCAATGGACAGCTTCGGCATGAACTCAAGTGAAGCACCATCGTCCTTGCTCTTTTGCCCAATCATTTGCATGATTGCCGCATTATCAAGCTTGTCTGCTGTAACTAAATCAGACAGATTTTCTGTCTCAACAATAGCTAAATTACCCATGTATTAAACCCTTTCATCTTTGCAGACCTCTTGTAGGTCTGACCAATTACATCCAATTTTTAACTCTATACCAACAGGAACATTGTAGTCAATGTTAAATCTTGATTTACACTCCTCTTTTAGAGACAACATAGCTTCTTTCATAAGTTCAACACAAATCTCCTCTTCATCAGGGTGAACATCCATAACAATACTATCATGAACCGTGTTGCAGATCAAGCTTTTTATTCCTGCCTTCTTAATTTTTTTGTGCAGTGACACTAAAGCAATAGGAAGCAAGTCAGCAGTAGCAAAACCCTGAACAGGGTAGTTTTTAATCTGTGTAGAATTAGAGTATCCTCCTCCGGGGTATTTACGAACATTCGGGAACATATACTCTCTTGTGGAAGGTAACACAACCTTTTTTCTTACTAATGCTTCATTACATAATTCTTGTTGCCATTTTGCAACACCAGAATACTTCTCCAGAAACGCGGTGTAGTAGCGGCGCTCTGCCTCAGTGCCTGTCTTTCCGCCATATAGTGGCTTGAACGTATGCGCCTTTGCATCTTGGCGAGAAACACCAATAATTTGTGCTGTGTATGAATGCACATCGACCTTATCGAGTACATCTTGCTTGGCCTGTTCATCCTGTGACAAAAAGGCAGCAACACGAAATTCAAGCTGACTGTAATCTCCTTCGAGTATCTTTCCCCCCTCGAACCTACTCACAATGGCAGCACGAACAGGGAATGTACCACTGCGAGGCATGTTCTGGAAGTTTGGGTTACGAGAAGAAAGCCTACCAGTTGCTGTGATACATTGCATAAACTGAGGATGAATGTACCCGTAGTGGTTTGTATTATTCTTGATGTTTTTAATAAAAGTATTGAGGTATGTTGCTAGAGCATTATACCTCATATACTTCTCTAAAAACTCTCTTTTTACGCCTGTTACCTGTAACAGCTTGCTCTTGATAGTGTTGACATCCGTCTTGAAACCATGAACCGACAGGTCTTTCTCGTTCTCTGGTCGTAGTCCAAGACCAGCCACTTCCTTCGTTTCATGATAGATGTTGCCCCTGCCAAAGCACTGTTTGCATTTTCTTGGAATGCCGTAGGTTCCATCCTTACGTACATACTCAACAGTCCCACGGCCACCGCAGTTCCCGCAATTGTGCTGTTGCGTTTTCATAAACTGCCTAACATTGGGGCGATAGTGCATAATAAAGTTTCTTGTCGTTGTCGTCCTGACAAACTTTTTTCTGCGCTTACCGTCACGCAATTCAGTTCCAAGATCAAAAATGTTTTTCCATCTTTTTTTATCCTTGACAACAACAGAATAAAAGAACTTGGACTTATCCTCTGCGGATGCAAGATTAATTGGAGTGTCACCACACAAGTTCTTGACAATGCGGTCTAAGTCTGCCTCCAGTTGCTTGTATTCTTCCTTAAATTGTTTTTCAATGACTGATAGTTTATCAGTATCAATCTTAATCCCGTGCGTTTCAACATCACAAAGAACCCTGCAAACTTCCATGTGCAGGCGGGTAACTGGCTCCATCATCGCCATTCCTCTATATTGACTTCTAATAACTCTGATTGAGCATAGGCTAAATCGAAGGTGGATGCAACATCCTGTCTGCCGTACTCTTCAAGTACAGCCCAATCCATTTCATCTGGCTGTTTTTCCCACCCGTTAACAAGCCCTGCCTTTTTCTGCTGTACCTTCCTACGCTTGCATGAAGCATCTAGGCTAAGTTCCCGTGCCATACCTCTGGCAAGCAAGTACTCAACTCCCATCGTATCCCATAGAGAGCCTTCATACTTGAAGCCACAGTACAGCAACCACTGCAAATCGTACTTAATGTTATGACCAATCAACAGGTCGGTCCTGTTGAGTACATCTTGCAGAATACCAAAGTTATTTTTGGTGGGTGTTTTTTGACAGTGGTAGAAACAAAGATAATTTTCTTCTCCGGTGTTTGTTTTGTAACCAACGGAAACAAGCTGGTTTTCACCGTCGTAGGGTGCTGAGTTCTTGTCTGTAAACGTATTTTCGATATCCAAACAAGTAATCATACGTAGTACCTACCGGTTTCAATGTTAAGGAAAGCATGTGCTGTTCCATGCCAACCATTTACCTTGTTCTTACTAATAGTCAAGAACCTAGTATTATCATCAACACCTAGCCCACGACCGATACCGAGAATAACATCAGCTTCACCTGCCTTGCCTGTTCTACTGTTGTCCATCATCGCAAAATCAATGATCTCACGCTGATGAGCCTCGTAGCTGGCCTGAGAGACAGCCCAAACAAGACAGTCGTTTCTCTTCGCCAATTCACGGCCCATAACGTAAAGTTCCTTTAGCCGCTCGTCCCCACGACCAAAATCACCATTGATCTTTACTTTGTCAAGCTGGTCAATGAAAACAACATCGGGTTTGTTAAGAGTTGTAAAATTATTTATCTCAGCAATATCAGTACCAACTGAATCAATAACAACAAGGTTATTACCAATCGTTCGGTCGTATTCTTCTTTGTAATTTTCTCTGTTGTCAACAAGGTTATATTTGTTTGTATCAAAGTACGCTGTTGTGATGCGTAGCTTGACCTTTTTCGCTAACTCTTCGTTTGCCCAGTAGTGAACCTTTTTGCCTTGAGACAAATACGTCGATACGAGGTGGGAGCAAAAACTTGTTTTTCCTACCTCTGGTCTGGCAAAGATAATACCAAAATCCCCCCTGTTCATGCCGGGGAGGTGTTCTTCGAGTGTATGAATACCAAACAGAAATTCTGGTGGTGTATTCGCTGTTTCAATTAATTCATCAAATGACTCATGAACGATAGTGAATGTTTCATGCCCATCCATCGTGTTGCTAGTCACACGATCCATCAGCTTTGCAATGTCTGAGAATGCGTTGTCATCATCGCCAACCCAGAATTGTACTGCCTTTTCACCAATCTGTTTTGCGATGGTGCGCTGCCAAAACATCTTCGCATAGTCATGAGCCAAGTCCTCGTTCATTTGAGGAACACCACAAAGGCTAGTAATTAAGCCAACTATGGTTTCATTCTTACCATCGGATGTTGCCGGAAACAGCATACTATGCATTGCCTGTAATGCTGCTGCGTCCAGTGCTTCAATAGCGTCATACTTAACGTGTGCTTCTCCAATAGCCTGTGCAATAGAGCGCCATTCTTTTGGAAACATTTGAGGTGTTATAAAGTTTTTTGTTTTCTCCCAGTGCTTTTTATGCAACATGGAGGATAGAAGATTGAGTTCGATGTTTTCCATTTATAGAGAGCCATTCCTTTTCATGCGAGACTGAGAGGGCGTTAGCTTCTTTCGATGATGCAACGGCGGTGCATTATACCTTCTCTTCTTTTTCTTCCTTGGTTCAAAAGTATTACTACCAATTCCTGATTTCTTCTTTGCCATTAAATTACATCCTCCATAGTAGAAGTAAAAAAGTTATCAAGGTATTCTTCTGTCATGTTTTTGATATCCATATCTGGAAACAAAACACTGACACCAGACACCTTACTCTTGAGTCTATCACAAATTGAAATGCCTTTCAAGGCAGCATCTTTATCCAAACAAATCAGTACTTTAGCATACTTTGTGTCAATCAAGTGTTGCTCGACAGCATCAGAGACAGACGTTCCCGTCAATCCAATACCAACATGGTTGTCAAGCGTTGAAACAACACAGGCAGAAGGTATGTCCTCACACAACACCGCAATGCTTCCAGAGCCAATCACATACTCACATGTCTGGTCTGTGTATTTGTACCACTTCGGCGTTCCTTTACTGTCGAGGG